GAAAGTCTGCTGGTTCGTCTAGCACCACTGCATCAAAGTACAGGCCACGCATAGCATTGTAGTTATCTGCGCCGAACAAACGGATGCGCGCACCATTGGGGAAGTCGATGCGCAGTTCAGCAATGTTTACTTTGATGTCAGGGATCGCGGCTGTGTATTCCAGCAGGTAGTCCCACGCTATTGCTTTGGCTTGGCGGTAGTATGGCGCGATGTAAGCAACCCTGACATTTTTGCGGTCTGTGGTTAGTGCCGTTTTAATTAAATCATTTATAGCCGCAACTGTTTTGCCAAACCTACGATGAGCAACAATAACAGCAAATCTTTCTTGGCGTTTATGAAAACTTTTTACTAGCTTTCGTGGGCGGTAGTTAATCGTCCTCGTCGTCATCGTCCAACCACTTATAAGCTATAATGTGTTCGCCAGTATCGCCTGCGCCCTCGATGCGTTGTGTTTCTTTCCACCCTGCTCTTGTTTTTAAATAAAATATTTGTGCGCCTAAATCACCTGTTCTTGCTTTTTGTATTAAATTTTGCGCTACAAATCCAACAGCCCTTGCTTTTCCCTTTTTATATAGTGCAGAAACCTCTTCATCCCTTTCTAATATATCAAAGAAAACACGCCTGCTTATACTGAAATAATCAGCTATTTGTTCAGTTGTTAAAACTGCCGCTAATGTTTCAACTTCACGCTTTTGCTCATCCGTTAAAACTATTTTTGGTCTACCGCCTAAATTTTTTTTATCTTCCATCTGGACATTCTTTACGTTTTTTTATATTATAGTTTACAAGCAATAAAGGAATTATTATGGATATTACATTTACAAACCCGCACGAACAGTTTTGCTATGAAACCGCTATAAAGTTTTCTGCTATTAGAGGTTACGGTGCTAAACGTACTAGACAAGAGTTTACTAGCGCAGAAGATGCTATGACTTATGCTAAAACCTTTGGCGATAACAAAACAATGATTTATGCTATTAACGACCTTGGCAACTTTGCCCATATTTTTAACGCATAATTTATTCATCATCGAAACCCGATAAGTCTACTTCTACTTCGCCACATTTTTCGGAGGCTACTCGGGGGTCGCCTTTTACAAATACTAACACGTTTTGATGTGTTTTACCTAGCTTTCTAGAAACTGAAAAACCTTTACCCGCTCTAAGAGGAAGGCTTCCGACCATAGTTACTAATATGGCTTCGTTATAAAATTTTAAACCACTATCCAAAAAAGCGTTTATAGTTTCGCCTACAAAATTATAGTAATAACCTTTTTTGTCTCTAACTTCGCCAACTACAAAACAAGCGAAAGCGTCATTATTTAATAAACTACAACTTTTTTCTATTATTTTTTTATAATTAACTAAAAAGCTATTGTAATCCATGTTAGATAAATCGTTTTTATCATCACTATAAACTTCTAAATCTACATAAGGGGGACAGCTAAAAATTAAGTCGGCTTTTACATCTTTAAAAGTTTTATTAATATTTATACTATCACCAATCTCCCAAATAGGTAAAAAGTTTTCGCAAATTAATTTAGATTGCTTTCTATTACTTTCTACCTGTTCAGACCGCAGTTCATGCCCAAAATAATTTTTTTCTAATTTACTGGCAATTATACCCCTTACACTACCACCCGCAAAAGGGTCAACGATATTGCCGTTTTTAGGACAAAACCACCTATAAACTAACTCGCAAAGAACTGGGTCAAAAACACTAGTGTTACTAATTTTCATACCCGCCATTTCAGCTATATTATTATTAAAGGTTAATTCTTCATCACGACCTTCTTCTGATTCTATTCCTAATTCTATCCATTTTTTCTTTCTATCTTGCCACCAACCGTCACGACTATTTAACACACTAAATGGCGGTGCTAAAAATTTATTGGTTAAATTACCCGCCCTATTTATTTCTTCTTCTTTTTCATCGAAAAGGTTACCAAGTTCATCTAAAGAAAAACCTGTTAATTCTAAATTAAAATTTAAATCAGTAAGTTCGTTAAATTCTACTTTAAGAAGTTCTTCATCCCAACCCGCATTTAAAGCTAATTTATTATCAGCTATGACGTATGCTTTTTTTTGCGCTTCAGTCCAATCATCGGCTTGAATACAAGGTACTTCTTTTAAATTTAATTTTTTAGCCGCTAAAAGTCTACCGTGACCCGCTATTATTTCATTTTGTGCATCGACTAAGATAGGGTTGGTAAAACCCCATTCTTTTATACTTGAAGCTATCTGTGTAATTTGTTCGTCGCTATGAGTTCGACTATTTCTAGCATACGGTATAAGCGTTTCTATGTTTCTTCGCTCTACCTTATCAGCAGGCCAAGACCGTCCATCGTGCATGGGTGCGCCCTTTCTGTTGTTTTATATTATACCTAAAAAAATCCCCCGCGCAAGGCGAGGGAAGTTGGCGAGGTAATTCAGTCCGTAAAAAAGCAGTATATAGCGGAACTAATTCGAACAGGGAGGAGTTCGTGACCTCGCTACCTGTATAACACCATCTAATCATTTTTCATACGTTTCAAGTATTCTTTGTATGGTTGTAGTTGTTTTTCTGCAACAAGACCCGCTCTGACCATCTGTTCGCCTAAAGCACCCAATATATAACTTTCGCCCACTGGCTCACCGTTTTTTATTCTTTCAGCGTTTATTTTTAATTCGTTAGGCTCATATTTTTCAGGTGTAAGTTCTTTAAATTCAGGTCGCCTTGGCGCTATTTCTTTAGCAGATCTACTAATTTCCTTTGCTGTAGGCCAAGTTCTTGTTTCCATTTTACTTAATAGATTTTCTTCAAAATCATTAAACCACTGCGAATAGTTTTGACTAGGTGCTAATTTTATAATTTGACTGCATAAAAACTCTGCTTCGCTTTTCATGTTTTCGTCATTGTTTTGCACTGATCTAGGGGCGTTAAGCCTACCTAATAATTTTAAAGTAAAAACTTTTAGCTCTTCTTTTCTATGTCCCATGTATAATAACTTTCATCGTAATCTGTTTCCCTGTGATGATTAATAGTTTTAATTAATAATTCTGCTTCGTTTAATTTTTTTTCCTCTTCTTTAGCTTTTGCAATATCTTCATTTAATACTTTTATAGCATTTTCTAAAACATCCTTTTGTATATTATCAGGTAGAATTTCATAATGGTCCTCCCATCTTTCTTGATTTAGCCATGTACTTGCGTGAGGTAAAAACTGCTTTTTAGTATCTTTATGGGCTTCTATAAAAATGTCTAACTTTTCCATTAACTCTTCAAAACTAATTTTCATATGTGCTTTTGCATATGCCTTCTGAGCGGGTGCTTTTGCTGTTTTTCTAGGGTACTTTTCCCAAAACTTATTAAACTGTTCCTCAACAACATCTATCGAGCGTACTAACATAATAGGTTCATTGGATGGTTTATTGGATGGTTTGGGTGAACCTTGTGCAGGGGTAGGGCTGAATGTCATGCCGTGGTAGGGGTGAACGTCATTCAGTGGTGGCCTAGTTGAAGGTAGTTTGCTAACTATTTGTAAATTAATTTGGTAATCTATAGTGTAACCGTGGCGGCACTCTTTTTGCCCTGTTACCTTTAAAACACCCATTGCCAACATTTCTTTAATATGCTGACGAACAGCGCGACTAGACATTTCTAAATCTGCCGCCATATTTCCTTTACTTACCCATATACCGCTTCCATCATCACTGGCCTTATCTGCCATATACATAAGAATTGATTTTTTCGTAGGCGAGCCAATTAATTTTGTTTGTATTACGTTTGAAACTAGGTTACTCATTACTTATGGTTACTCCTTGTAATCTATGAGGTATTGCTAAAATACTTCTTCCTTATTGCTTATAACCCTCAGAGTCGTGAAATCCTCTGGGGGTTTAATTATGTTGAAACCCAAGTAACGGAATCTTCCTGTAAGTAATCAGAAATTCTTTCTACTGTAGAAAATTTAGGGTCGGTTTCATTATTTATTATTTGATATAAAACAGGTCTTGATACGTTAGCATTTTTTGCCACCTTTGTTAAGTTCCTATCTCTTAGTTTGTGTCTTATTTCGTCCAAGCTTAATATTACTTTATTATCCATTTTAACCTCTTTTGTTTACATTTAATTATTTTAAGCTTTACATTAGAAAAAAAGTAAAGTAAAGTGATTAAAGCAAAAAGGAGAAATATTATGACAAAACTAAGACCATCCCCAGTTACAGTTAAACACGCTATAACAGAAGCTGTTTGGGAATATACACAAAAGCTATCTGAAGCCGAGGCTCCAAAACACGAGCATTTCCCAACTGGTTGGCATCGTATTGTGGAAAAGGCTATAGATAAAGCTTACGACAATTATCAAGATAGCGAAATGGGTAAAATAGAAAACGAATTAGAGAGGTTAGCCAATGCCTTTAAATAATAAAGAAAAGGAGATTATATGGAAAACATTTAAAACACTCAGAAACACATCTAATCAAATAAACGATGTCCATGATTTATGGTTATCCGATGTAAGAGATATAGAAATAAGTTTTTGGGATTTATATAATAATTTTGATTTTGTAAAAGAAAATTGTGAGAAAGAAAAAAAATGACAAATATACCAGAACGATTAAAAGATTTAATTACCGAAGTAGGCTTAACAGAAAGACAAGCCACTTGGAACTGCCACGGTACGCCAGTAATATTACATAAAGCATTAGAAAAAATAGCTATAAAAGAAAATATAGTTTTTGATGCACCAACTATTATAGAAAGCAATATAAAAGAAAAACACGTTGCTATTTGCGTAACAGGCCATAAAGACGACGCGACAGCTTGGTCTATAGGCGAGGCCGCACCTTACAACACAACAAATAAATATCCCTACGCTATGGCAGAGAAAAGAGCCAAGGACAGGGTAATATTAAAGTTGCTTGAGTTAAGTGGTGATGTTTACAGCGAGGAAGAGGCCGACGAATTTAAAAATCAAAAGCCTAAGAATAGCGAACCAAATTTAAGTATCGACCAAGCAGAACGCATAGATGCAATGTTAGAGTTTTACGAAGATTGCAACCTAGAACGTTTTTTAGCCGCAGAAAAGAAATATGAAAAAGTGCTTAACATGGTTGGTATAGGCGAAGATGAATATA